TAGTTCCATGATTAGCACTCCAATGCTTGAGTAACAAGCCATGTTGCATGAGGGATAGTGTTTTCATATTTCTCAGCCCATTTAGCAACACGAGTAATTTCCGCATCATATAAATCTTTGATACGGCCTAGCTTGTCATCTTCTACATCAAATAAGATTTTATGTACTTGGTCAGATAACAATTCTGTTTCGTCAATGTATGAAGATAGTGGAAGTGCATTAAAAGTTAAGAATTGTTCAACAACATCTTGAATATCTTTTGGGTTTAATTCTTCAGGCCAGTCTGGATCGTTAATGTTGCCAGTTAGTGGGAATGTAGTCATTTAAATCTCCTGTTATTAAGTTAATTGCTGTACCACAATTCACACTCTACTCTCTTTTTAATCTAATGCAAGCATTTTAGTATTTATTTTGCATTTATTTATTTGCACTCTGTATTAAATAGGTTTATGATGTAAATCAAGGAGATTAATTATGGAATCTAACAAAGAGTATGTAGTAAGAAAACTTAATGAACCTATGTGTAATGTAGCTGGTGTTATTAAGCATTTAAAATTAACTAGAAGTACAATATTAAAGTTAAAGAATAATGGTGATGTAAGATTTAGTGTAGTAGAGGCTTTATTCGTTTACTTTAAAAATAGTGCAGAATAATATGGAATGGTTTAGACATGATTCAAATGCAAATCTTGATGAGAAGCTACAAGAGGTTCTATTAGATTATGGCCTTGAAGGTTATGGCCTGTATTGGTATTGTATAGAATTAATTGTAGGTAAAACCTCTGCCGATAATTTAACTTTTGAAGTAAAGCATGATGCAAGAATAATAGCTCGTAATACTGGTTCAACACCTCAAAAAGTAGAAGAGATGATGAAACGATTTGTATCATTAGGACTATTTGAAAATGGTGATGGCAAAATTACTTGCATGAAAGTAGCAAAAAGATTGCAAAGTTCTGCAACAAGTAACCCAAAAATGCGTGTTTTAATACAAAATATTAAACTAAATCATGATGCCGTCATGACGAAATCAAATAACGTCATGCAAGAAGAGAAGAGAATAGAAGAGAATAGAATAGAAGAGAAGACAAACATACAGCAAAAAGTATCAGCAGTTTGTGTTTCTTTAAAAATGTTTAACATTACTGGCATTAATCCAAGTAATCCTACTTTTTTAAAACTATTAGAAGCTGGGGCTACTAATGAAGAGTTTTGTAATTGCGCTAAAGAGGCAAAAGTTAAAAAGTTTAATTACTTATTGCAAATGATTGTGAATATGCGTGATGAGGCTAGTAGTTTAAATATTAAAACAGGGGCAACAGTTAAGAAAATGAAAGGTCTTGGATTTATATCTGATGAAGAATTTAACGAATGGTTAGAGCCTAAACAGGGAGTAATTACAAATGGATGATTCAAACAAAAAACAGTTTTGGGGTATGCTAAATGTAACAATGGAATTAACCAACAAACCACCATTGACTAAAGAAACAATATTAGCTTGGTGGACAATGTTATCTAATTATGAATTTGATGTAGTTAAGAAGGCACTTAATCAATGGGTTGATAGTTCAAGTAAACCACCAACTCCACATGACATTAAAGAACTATGCTCACATAAGGTTACGATATTTGCTAAAATATCTTCACCATTAGCTATACAGGATAATAAACGTCATGCTGATAACGTGGTTAAGTTTGTTGCTGATCGCTTAATATCTAAGACTGACTATAAAGCATGGGCTAAAAGGATATTAGCTAATCCTAATCAATTCCCTGATAAAAGTGTTCAATATGCTAAAGAAGCATTAAATGTTGTGGGTTAAATTAGACAACTACTGTATTAAGTGTAAAGACTTCTTAATAGCTAAGTACATAACTCCTAATGGTGAGAAGTTTGGATTAAGCCACCATAACAAATCATTTGGTTACTTTAATACAGCACATGAAGCAAAACAGAAAGCTCTTGAATTGAACAATGTTAAATAAACAGTTTAATACTGAGTTACATGAGCATTATGATGAAATAGGTAGATTAAGAGCTTATAAGTTATTTAAACAACTCTATGGGATTGAGTTAATAGATAATCCTAATGACTACGCAGTTGATCTAATAGCTATGAGAAATAATGTTAAGGTCGGTTATGTTGAAGTAGAAGTCAGACCAGCTTGGGATGGTGTATTTACATTTAATACTTTACATATCCCTAGTAGAAAGAAGAAACTACTGACTAATGACTTACCCACAGTTCTATTAGCTTTTAACAAACAAGGTTCATTCTGCTTTATATGTAAAGATAAGACAGTCCTTGCTTCACCATTGGTTGAAATAAACAATAAGTATATTACTAATGGTGAGTTCTTTTATAACGTGCCTGTGGATAAAATTAAACTAATAACAATATGATTACTAACTTTAGCCTGTCAAAAAGTAACTTACCTTATTTAATTGCAAAACTAGAAGCCTTAGACCTTTCATTGGGTTATGTAGTGTCAGCTAAAATAAGAACTACATCACGATCAATAGAGCAGAATAGTAGGCTATGGAAGCTGTATAATGCTTTGGGTATGTATATTGGTGAACACCAGGACAAGGTACACGATCTTATGGGATGGAAGTTCCTACGTTACCAAGATGAAATTGGTGGTGAATCGGTAGAATTAATTAAGAGTACAACAAAGTTATCCACAAAAGAGATGGGTGAGTACCAAGATAAGATAGAAGAATGGGGAACAAATATCGGCTTCTTTTTTGAAGATTTATGATACAATTTAATTGTCAGTCAGGGAGCTGCTAAGTATCTGTTGCTCTAACAATAGATAACTGACATTACTCAAATCAACGTCTTAGAGGACATAAAATGATTACACAATCAGAATTAAAAGAACTATTACATTATGACGAATTCACAGGGGATTTTACTTGGATTAAAAAAACTTGTCGCTGTGTCAGAGTTGGTAAAAAAGCAGGGTATAAAGATAAAAAATATTCAACATTAAGAATTAATAATAAACAATACTTAGCGCATAGGTTAGCTTGGCTTTATGTTAATGGAAAATTTCCAATTGGAATATTAGATCATAAAGATAGAAATGGTCATAATAATCAAATTACAAATTTACGAGAAGCGACAGTTTCACAAAATGCTATGAACGCTTATAGGGCTGATAATATTGCTAAATGTAGAGGAGTTTATTATGAAAGTGATAGACAAAAATTTAGAGTTTCTGTTCATGTTAATAAAGTAAGAATTTATATTGGAAGATTTGATACTTTAGAAGCTGCAAAAGAAGCAAGAATTTATTTTGCAAAACAGCATCATGGGGAATTTTACTTTGATGATAACTAAGCCTATTAAAGACAAGACTTGTAAAATATGTAAAGTAAAGTTTACACCAACTAGACCATTACAATCTGTGTGTTCCCCAAACTGTGCATGGGATCATGCTAAAACAGTCAGAGAGAAGGCTGAACGCAAGGAAACTAAAGAAGCTAAGATTAAACTAAAGACTAAATCTGACTGGCTAAAAGAAACACAAACTATTGTAAATAGATATTGTAGGCTTAGAGATAAAGATTTAGGCTGCGTTAGTTGCAATAAGCCAGCATCATGGAATGGCCAATGGCACGCATCACATTTTAGAAGTGTTGGTGCTGCTCCTCAATTAAGATTTAATTTGTGGAACATAAATAAGAGTTGCTCTGTTTGTAATAATCATTTATCATCAAATCACATAGAGTATTTACCTAGATTAATTAAAAAAATAGGTCAATATAAAGTTGATTGGTTGATGGATAAAAATGATATTAGAAAATATGATATTGACTATCTAATAAGACTAATTAAAATTTTTAAGAAAAAAATTAAGATTATAGAGAGCAGAATATAAATGAAAACTCATGGCAAAAGTAAGTCAATAGAATATATGACTTGGAATAGAATGCTAACTCGTTGTTATAACCCACTTGTTGAAAAATATAAAAGATATGGCGGTAGAGGTATAAAAGTTTGTGATGAATGGAAATTGTTTGTAAATTTTTATAAAGATATGGGTGATAGGCCAGATGAATTACATTCTTTAGGAAGAATAGATAATGATGGAAATTATTGCAAAGAAAATTGCAGATGGGAAAATAATAAGATTCAATCTAATAATACTTCTAGGAATGTTTTTATAGAGTTTAATGGATTCAAAAAAACTATATCTGAATGGTCTGAAGTAACAGGCATTACTTATGCAACAATAATACAAAGGTTTAGATTAGGACTTGCTGCTGATGAAGTTTTAAAAGATAACAATAGAAAAGTAAAATCATTTACGATTAATGGTATTTCTAAAAAAACTACAGAATGGATGAGAGATGCACAAATACCAATCTCTTCATTTTATCATTTTAAAAGAAAAGGTATTTCAGAAATTGATATTATCAAATCTTATTTATTAAAGAATTAACATTGGGAATATAGTGGAATATAGAATTAACCTTATAATCAAGATTGGTATTGATGCAGTCAATTACTTAGAAGGCAAGCATGAGCCAAAGCGTTATACTATTGAAGATATAAAAGCATTAAAAGTAATATATAAGCAGAAAATTAAAGCACTTGACACAAAAAATAGTTAAACTACAATCTAAGAACTGCATTTTGCAGACTTTTTAGCTAAAAGGAAATAAGATGGCAAACCCAAACAGTACGGCTGGCATTCCAGCAAAAGGTGTTGTAGTTCCTAAAGGTGCAAGCAAGGCAGATATGTCAGGCGAACGCAAAGGTAAAATTGTTGGTGGTGTAGCAGAAGGCAAAGAAGATAATATCGGTGCTGACAAACAGTTCAATACAGGTAAAACAGAAGGCACTTGTTATAACCATTCACGTTCTGCTTACGGCAAAGACTTTTAATTAAAACGAGAACACTACAAGGCTTAAACTTGTAGGCTCTCTAACCACTACATTTAATCGGAGAAAACGAGTGGCTGAACCGAATCATACAAACAACTGCAATTCTTGTAAATTTTTTTCTTTTGGGGATCAAATGGGCAGTTGTAAACGCTATCCTGAAAC